TCGAGACCAAGAACGGCGGCGCCACCATGACCCAGCAGGAGCGCGGCGGCCGGTACGACTTTGACATCCGGTTCGCCACGAGTTACTGGGCGCGGGAGGCGAAGCGGGACCGGCAGCTCGCTCTGTACCAGCTCGACCTCCAGAACCCGCTTGTGGCCCAGAACCCGCGAGCTCTATACCGGATCACCCAGGAGGTGCATCGGGCGTTCGGCGACGACCGCTTCTGCGACCTGATTCCCGAGCCGCCAGACATGGGCCTGCCGAAGAACCCCCGGGAAGAGTGGACGATGGCGCTCCAGGGCGAGGAGATCCCGGTCCATCCGGAGGACAACGACGACCTCCACTTGCTGGACCACAACAAGCGGCTACGCGAGGCGCGAGTGGATCCGCAGCGCGACGAGGGCGCTTTCCACACGATGGTCAGCCACACACTGGAGCATATGCAACAGTGGCAGCAGAAGAAGCTGATGGGCGCCCTGATGGAGCGCCTGGTGGAGTCGCTGAAGGGCGCGGCGGGGCCGGGGCAGGTCCCCGGGGCGGCGGTGCCGCCCGAGCAGATGCAAGGTCTGCTGGCGGGGATGCAGGGCGGCGGGCAACCGCTCCCTGACGGTCGCGGCTCGGAAACACAACCATGAGGATCCGGGTCCCGGCCGACAGGGTGGATCTCGAGCACCTGCGCCAGACCCTTGACACGCGCGGGTGGCAGATGATCGGGGGGCGGATCGCAGAGATGGCTACCCAGGCGCAGCGCCAACTTGAGATCCAGGACCTGGGCCCGGAACTCTATCGGGCGCAGGGGCAACTGGCGGCCTTGCGGCGGGTGCTGCAGGTGCCAGGGATACTCGCGCAGGAGATTCGGGCGCGAGAGCAGAAGAAGGAGGGACATGCCAAAATACACTAAGGCGGTCGAAGGTAAGATCGGCCGTCAAACGGTAATCCGCGACGTCGCGGCCCCAGCAACGGCGGCCGAACCCGGCCTTCTCATGGCGGTCGGTGAACTGGGGCAAGCGGTCAGCGATCTGGAAGTTTCGCTCACCAACTTGGTCCAGAAGTTGCAGCCGGTGATGGGCAAGTCTGAGGAGAGCCCGGTCAGCCAACCAGTTCGGGCCGCGACGTGCTCCCTGGACGACTCGCTACTGACCCAGCTTTACCGGCTGCGGCAACTCGTTTGCTTAGTGCGCCAAGTGGACGCCGCTCTCAGGCTGTGAGGGGCGACCGATGCCGAGATCGAGAGCGGAAGTGCGGTTGGCCCACGCGGTCGTGGGCGGGAAGGCGAAGTCGAGCGGGATGAGCAAGGCGTATGCCCGCGAAGTCGTCGAGAAGATGCACGGCAGGAGCATGAAATCGCTGCCGGAGCACACGAAGGGCAGCCGGAAGCGGCGGTGAAGCGTGGTTCAGGCGCTGCCGACGTAGGGAACAGGCAAGGATGCCTATTCTACGGCCGCGGGTGCGATGCCGATTCTGCTCGAAGTGGCGGGACCCGCGGGAATTTGTCGGGCCGCCGGCGGTGGCGCCGTGCTGGGACTGCTACTACTGGCACCGCGCAGCTCTGAGTGTGTTGGCCGGGTGTGCGCCGCCGGGGTGCCAGGGACCGTGCCGGCGAAACTGGGAGGACCTGCGGCGTGAGACCGCCGGGGAGAACGTGAGGATGTTCGTGCAGCCGAAGGACGGGATCTACCAGCTGCTGTGCGGGGCGTGCTCGGACGAGTACGAACGCAAGCGGCTGGATCTGTATCGCGCGACGCCCTACGGCGCCGCGCAGCGATTGTAGGAGGGGCTAGTGCCGAAGGACAAAGAACAGGACCGAGACGCGGGAGAGGCGACTTTCCTGGCGGAACCCGGCGCGGAGGGTGAACCTGAAGCGGTGGTGGAGGTCGAAGCGGCCGGCGAGGCGGAACCAGACAAGGACAAGAAAGCGGCGGAGGTCGAACCCAGCCCGCGCGAAGTGAAGGCGTTGCGCCGGGAACTGAGGCAAGCCAGGGGCCGGATCGGGGAACTCGAGGCGTCCGAACGGCACTGGAGCGAGGTGGCCCGTACGCGGCAACCCGTCGAGGAGGCACCGGAGAAGCCGCCTGCCGCCGAGGAGGAGATCGACGTCATCGAGGCGCTCACCGACGAGGGCGCGAAAGGGCTGGACAAGGTTCTGAAGCGGCTCGGGTACGCGCGGGTCGAGGACATCGACCAGAAGATCGAGCGGACGCGCGGGCAGATCACGCAGGATGCCCGGCTGCTGGGCAGGTTTCCGGACCTGGGCGATGAGAAGAGCGAGTTCTTCGCGGCGACGGCGAAGCGGTACGAACAGTTGAAGAAGAACGAGGGGATCCGGGGGTCCGGGATGCTGATGGAACTGGCGGCGGAGTTGGCGGAGAAGGATCTGGGCGGCGGAAAGAAGCCGCAAAGCGGCGGGCGCCGGCGGGAACCAGAGGGCGACGAGGACGATGACGGGGGCTACAGCGACGACCGGGCCGCAGCCGATGAACCGGAGAATGAAGAGGATCGCATCGAGCGGGTTCGGGCGCAGGCTGGCAGCCGAGGCCGCCGACCGGCGCGTGAGGCTGAACCGAATGACGACCTGAGCCCGCTCCAGAAGAAGATCGCGGCCAGGTTGGGGGTCTCCGAAGAGGCCTACCGGAAACGAGCGAAGGCCGGGGTGAGAATCTCCGGGCTGCCCAGGCGGTGAAGATGGCGAGGAAAAAGACGGCGCGGCCGGCTAAAGCCGGCCCCACAGCGGACCCGAAGGGGACGCGGGTGAAGGCGAGGACCGTGCAGGGGAAACCCGTGCCGACACACCTCGAGCACGCGATTCCGCATCGACTCACCGACCAGGGCATCGACGAAGAGAACGCGAAAGGGAAGAAGACACCGCATCGGGTCAGTGTGAGGGACAGGTTCGATCGGCAAATCGAGGCGCGCGAGGCGGCGGCCAACGGCCTGATCGAGCCATGGTCCGCTCCGGACCCACTGGCAGAGGGCGTGGCTCGCGACGGCGATCCCCGGCCGGAGATGCAGTACAGGTACCTGTCGGACACGGTAGTCAAACGACTCGGTCGGGATGGCTTCGAACCGTGTCGCGACACGGACGGTAACTTGATCAAAGTGGCGAACATGACCTTGGCGCGTATGCCCAAGGCCCTCGCCAAAAGGCGCAACGAGCATTACCGCGAAGAAGGGAACGCTCAGTTGCGCGAGTCTGAGGCTTTGCTCCACCAGAACCAGGAGAAGCTCATCGCGGACGGGAAAGCTGTGGGGCTCGCGCCCCTGCGTCCCCACGATGTGCTGCGCGATTCGAGAGACCGCACTCGTACCGCTTCCGTTGGTCTGCGAATGCACCGCGGCAACAGCCGCGCAGTGGAAGAGTAAGTCCTCCTTCAGGTAGTACCCGCGGAAAAAGCGAACTGGAGGACTGTCTTTCATGCCCAACGTTGACAACCCCCACGGACTGTCTCCCGTGTATTCCCTGTCCGGGGGGGCCATGGTTCTGGAGGAATTCACTCGTGCCGCCGCCTACGGCACCGCGCTCTACAGGGGCGACGTAGTCGGACGGATCAACGACCACACAATCACCATCCCGGCGACGCCGGGAACCACTCGAATCTCCGGGGTCAACCTGGTGCACTGCGTGGCCAGCTACGCTGCCGCCACCAAGCACCTGGTGGTAGTGAGCCCTGATCAGGTCTTCGAGGGGCAGGCGGACGCCTCGCTGCTCGAAGCCGATATGGGCCTGAACGCGAACCTGCTGTACGGCGCCGGCGACGCGCTGGCCCTCAAAAGCGGTCACGAGATCGACTCGGCGACTGAGGCCGAGACCGCGACCCTGGACGTTCACCTGCTCGGCAGGTTGCGCGTCGAGGGGAACGCCTACGGGGCGAACGTGCGCCTCGAGGTCCTGATCAACAAGCACCGCATGGCAAGCGACGCGGTGGGGGTCTAGGAGGCAACTAAGTCATGTTAATACGAGCACAATTCCCCGACCTCTTCCTGGCATCCATGCTGCCGGCGCTGGACGAGGTGATCTTCCAGCGCTACGACCGCTTCCCGCCACAGTACACCCAGGTTTTCCGGGTGATGGGCTCCGGCAAGTCGATCGAGCAGACCAGCGAGATCGCCGGCCTGGGCACTTTTGTTCAAATCCCGGAGGGCGGCCCGATGCACTACGACAGCGCAGTGCCCGGATTTGACAAGACCTATCTCCACGAGCAGTATGGCCTCGGCTTCCGGATGACGCGAGTCATGGTCGATGACGACCGGTTCGCCATCATCCAGAAGCTGGCCAGCGAGCTCGGTAGGAGCGCCAAGGAGACGGTCGAGCTGGCCGTCGCCTCTCATTTCAACAACGGCTTCACCGGGGGCGCCTACGCGGGCCCGGACGGCCAGCCGCTTTTCAGCCTCTCGCATCCGATGGTGAAGAGCGGGCTAGTCCAGCAAAACTGCTTGACCACGCCGGCGGACCTGGACATCGGCTCGATCGAGATCACGCTGACGGATTTCCGGAGGATGAAAGACCCCTCCGGGAAGAAAGTCCGGGTGCGGCCGCGGAGACTGATCATTCCGCCGGAACTGGAATTCGCGGCGGCGGAGATCCTGAAGAGCCCGACGCGCAGCGACACGCCCAACCGGGCGATCAACGCGTTCCAGAACCGGTCCGGGATGGCCGGGTTCGAAGACGCCTTCGTGTGGGACTACTTGTCCGATCCGAGGGCCTGGTTCGTCCAAGCGGAGCCGGAGGACACCGAGCTCCGGTTCTACTGGCGCGAGAAGCCCAACACAGTGCACGAAGTGGACTTCGACTCCCGCTCGATCAAGACCGCGATGTGGTATCGCCAGTCGAGCGGCTGGTCGAGCTTCTACGGGGTGTACGGGACGCCGGGGGGGTAAGCCGCCGGCAAACTGGCAACTGAAACCGCGGAGGGGCCCGAAAGGGGCCCCTCCCCCAAGAGAGAGGTGAACAGTGGCGACGAGAGGAGTCACACAGATCGAGGGCACGATTGCGGTCGTGCCGAAGACGCAATTGGCCGTGTTCAACACGCTAGCGGGTGCGGCGGCGGGGGACTACGATGGCCTGTTCTTCATCGCGGACGCGCCCTACCAGGTGACCGCGGTGGTCGAGCGGCATGCGGTGGCCGGAAACGACGCCGGCGCCGTAACCCTGATGGTCAAGAAGGTCCCGTCGGGCACAGCGAAGGCAGCGGGAACGGACGTCCTGGCCAGCGGGATCAATTTGAAGGCAACCGCCGACACGAATCAGGCCGGCACGCTCCACGGCACTGCGGCGAACCTGCAACTGGCCATCGGCGACGCCTTGGGCGTGGTTCCGACCGGCACGCTGACGACTCTGGACGGCGTGACGGTGCGGGTCAGTCTGACGCGCATTCCGTAGCGCCGGGCCCGGACTCTACAGGAGAGGCTGCGGCCAAACCGCGTAGGAGGAGCAAATGGCGCTCAAGGGATGTCGACTTTTACTGGCCAGCGGCGCGCGGCTGGCGGATACCGCCAGCCCCGCCCAGGCCGACAGGCGGAGCATGCGCGTCCGCCTGTATCTCAGTGTCACGGCGGCGAGTGGATCGGGTGGTCTGCGGCCGGTCATTCGCGGATACGATCCGGCGTCCGCCAAGACCTTCGAGATGAGCACCGGGGGAGTGGCGGCGGCGACCCAGACGGGGCTGTACGTGTACGAAATGCGGCCCGGGCCGTTGCCCGAGCCGTTCGGTTGCATCCTGGAGCGCATGAACGATTGGCTACCCGGCCGGTGGGACGTTCTGGTGAAGCACGGGGACGGCTCGAGCTACACCTACTCGCTCGGTTGCGAAGTGGACGACGACTAAAGGCAAATCGACCAAGAGGAAGGAGAACATCTCAGATGCTTGACATGCGAATTGGACCGCAGGCGATTGCGGACGGTAACTTGACTTTTCTGCGCGGCGACAAGACCGGAGCTCAGGTCGTCACCGACGCACACGGCCGATACACGGAGGCCGTCCTGCGGGGAATGTGCTTCATCACAGCGGTGAAGTCGGCGACCGTGACGGCGACGACGGACATTTCTCCGCTGCCCGCAAGCACGGGCCGTTCCTTGCTGGGGGTCTTCAACCCCGTGACGTCCGGCAAGAACCTGGTGGTGCTGAAGATCGGGATTGCGACGGTCTCGGGAACGCCCGGCGGGCCGTTCTATCTCGACTACATCGCGGCTCCTTCCGGGATCGTGGCTGGAATCGGAGGGGTGCCGACGAGCCTCCTCACCCTGCTGGCGGCCGGATCGGTCACTCGGACGCTGAACGCGCAAGTTGTCGCCCAAACCGTGGTAGCGGTGATGCTGCGGCCACTGGGAGGGTTGGCGGCTGTGGCAGCCGGCGCCGGAGTCTACAGCATCGACGAAGACGTCGGTGGACTCATCGTTGTGCCGCCCGGCGCGGCTCTGGTGGTGTCGGCGCACGCGGTCGGGACCACCCACGTCATTTCCGGCTACATGGCCTGGGAAGAGATCGCGATCATCTAGACCGCCGGCACTCCGGCGTGAGGGGCATCGCGTACTCGATCACGGTGGAAGGCCGCTAGGAGGCGCTCGATGAGGAAGTGGCTGGCGCTGGCGGCACTGGCCGGGGCGTTGCAGGGCCAGGTGTTCGTCCAGCGGGACCCGCGTTGGCGGACCGTTGCCGTGGGACCGCTGGCTGATCTGCCGGCCACCTGCACCGCGAACCGCAGCGTCTACCTGTGCAACGGGGCGGGCTGTCCGGCGGCCGGGGTGTACCTCTACTGCACGGCTACCAACACCTGGACCGACGCTGTTTCTGAGGCCATCGCGGCGCTGTGCGCGCTGCCGAACCAAAGCGGGCACGGCGGCAAGATCCTCAAGACGGACGGAAGCGCTGCTACTTGGACCGCTTTCCTCAACCTGATACCCTCCGCCGTGCAGACCATCGACGCGGCGACGGACGCGATCGCGGCGGACGCCCTGAATGTGCGCATCGCGCCCGACGCCGATTACACCCTCACCTCCGCGCCCACCATTGCGGACGGGGTGGACGGGCAGTTGCTGGTGATCTCGAACAACAGCGCCAGCTACTCCGTGACCCTTCAGGACGAAAGCTTCCTGGCCAACTCCAACTTGCGGCTGGGTGGCAGCAACGTCACCATCGTCCCCCGCGGGTCGCTGCTGCTGGCCTACAACACGGCCTTGGCAGCGTGGGTGCGAGCCGACACCCCGGGGGGAGGTGGAGGCGGCGGGGGGGCGCCGACGGACGCGACCTACATCACGCAGACTCCCGACGCGACGCTCTCCGCCGAGCAGGCGTTGTCGGCGCTGGCGACGGGCATTCTCAAAAACACGACGACGACGGGAATACTCAGTATCGCCGTGGCGGGCGACTTCCCGACGTTGAATCAGAGCACCACCGGAAATGCTGCGACGGCCACGGCGTTGGCGGCGAACGGAGCGAATTGCTCGGCCGGCTACTATCCGCTGGGGGTGGATGCTTCCGGCGCGGTGGAGAGTTGCACGGCGGCGGGTGGCGGGAGCCACACCGAATCAAGCACGGACACGCTGACCAACAAGACGCTCGACGTGGAGGGGACGGGGAACAACATCACTACCGTGCAACATCTGGGGTATCTGACCGCGACCTGCCAGATGGGGGTGGCTTCGACGGCGTTCGCGCTTGGCTCGACGAATTACCCGAGCGCTACCTGCGTGGAGGGGAGTAACAGCGTCTACGGGACGTTGGCATTCGCCGAGAACGGCGCTGGGGCGGCGCAGTCCATCCAGGGGCGGTTCCCGCTGGTGAGCGCCTGGACGGGCGCTATCGACGTGAACGCGACCTGGCGGACCTCGGCCATTGCGGGTGACGTGGTGTGGCAGATCCGGACCGCTTGCGTGGCCGATGGCGAGACCGGAGATCCGGCGTGGAACGCGGCGCAAGCGTTCACGGCGGATACCGCGAAAGGGACCACGTTGCAGTGGAACGATGTGGCGCAATTGACCGGCCTGACGACGACGGGGTGCGCGGCGGGGGAGACGCTGCTGTTCAAGGTCCTGCGCGACGCCACGGACGCCGGGGACACCTTGGCGGCCGCCGCGGAGCTGATCTGGGTGCAGTTCAAGACACGGAGGACACAATGATGACGCGGTTTCTGATCTGTCTCTTGTTCGTGGGGTCGTTGGTGGGCCAGTTGCTGGAGATTTCCCGGGCCTACCTGAGCTATCCCACCATCTACGGGCAGAACTCCACGCTCGTCACCTGCACCCTGAACGAGGTCGCGGCGAATGACGTGTGCGCGATGGTGTTTCACATGCCCGCCACGGGCAACGTCACTGGCGTCGGCTGGCGCACTGGGACCGTCACCTCGTCGCAGTCGCTGACGATTCAGCTAGAGACTGTGGACAGCGGTACGGGGCAGCCAACCGGGACTCCGTACCATGCCAACGCGACCACCACCCGTGCCGCAGTCACGTCTGCGACGGAGTACTCGGAAGCCTTCACCGCGTTCGGGGCGACCAAGGGGGATCTGGTCGCCCTGGTGGTCCAGTTCACCGGCACGGCAGGCAATCTCCAGATCGCGTACGGGGCAAACATAGCGCACTACGTCTATTGGGGGTACAGGATCACCAAGGATGCCGGAGCGTGGGGAAGTAAGAGCGGCTTCGCAAACTGGGCCTCGATCACCGTAGGCGGAGTCGAGTACCCGCTCTGCCACCCTGGGTTCGCGGACGGGTACGCGGCCACCGCCACGAACTACAACTCCGGCTCGACGCAGACCGAGTACGGCATCCGCATCGGGAGTTCGGCCTACACCGGCAGGGTCGCCGCCATCTACTGGCTCCCAGGGCTCGCGTGCACCGCTGGCAGCGCCTATAGTGGCAGGATCTACAATTCGACCGGTACTGAGATCGGCGCGACGGCTGTGTACAACTGCGCAGAGACATCGGCCAGCGTCGCCCGCTTCACCATGCCTCTACTAACCCCGGTCGTCATCACCCGGGGGAGCCAGTACGACGTGACCATGCGGGCCGAGAACGTCAACAACATCACGGCCGCTCGAATGGCCTTCACCTCTCAGGCGCGTATGGCAGTCATGGCGGAGTACGGCGACGGCATCTACCAAGTGACCAAAGGCTCAGGGGGGACGACAGACCGGGCGAGTCGGCCAGCGGTGGCGTTGCTGTTGGATGCGATCTACGTCGGGGGCGGAGGCTTTTTCACAGTCCAATGAGCCTGATTGCGCAGAGCACGGTATATCCACGTCCGTTCTGCCTCGGGGCGACGGGCCTTTCGCCGGTAGTGACGATCTCGAAGGCTGGGGCGGCGTTTGGCGCGGCGGCTGGCGCGGTGAGTGAGATCGGCTCGGGCTGGTACAAGGTGCTGCTCACGGTGATTGACACCGAGACGCTCGGAGAACTGGCGTACCACTTCACGGCCGCGGGCGCGGACGATCTGGACATGTGCGACCAGGTGGTGGAGGCGCCGGTCGGGGCGTTGACGGCGGCTTACGATGCTGCGAAGGCTGCGGCGGCGCCAGGGGCAGCGATGACGCTGACCGCTGGGGAGCGCAACGCGGTGGCGGACGCGCACGGGGCGCGCACGCTGCCCGAGGAGAGCTACGCGGCGGACGGCGCGGTGCCGACCTGGGGACAGATGCAATACATGATCTGGGCCGCACTGGCGCAGTTCGGGATCGCCGGGCTCACGATCAGCGCCAAGAAGTTGGATGGCAGCACGGAGGCGATGACCTTCACGATGGATGACGCGGTGGCCCCGACGTCGCGGGTGAGGGCGACATGATCAGCGCCTTGCTGGCCTGGGGGATCGGGTTCGGAGGGGTCCACTACCTGGCGACGCATGGGCTGAGTGTGGGCGCTCCAGCGCCGCCGGAATCGGCGCACCGCATTTTCCGGGCGCTCATCACCGGCACGGGCGATCTGCTGCGCTACGGGGAAGGGGCTGGAGCCACGGACCTGTTTCGGCCAGGGGCACCGCCCGGAGGGAAGGTGTTCAAGTGACTTACGGGCAACTCAGGTTAGTGCTCACCAAGTCGGCGCCAGGGGTTGATCCGGACTTACTCGATGCTTGGATTGACGGGCGGTACGCGGAGATCCTGGACCGGCTCCAGTGGGAGCGGTTGAAGATCGAGAGCGTGCTTGAGACCGTGGCGCCGTACGAGACAGGCACGGTGGCGGTGACCGAGGGCAGCACCGGAGTGACGGGGACGGCCACGGTGTGGACTGCGGGGATGACGGGCCGCGGGTTTCGGGTGACTGGCCGGAACGAGTACTACGAGTTCACGCGGACGGGCGACACCACGGGGACGCTGGACCGGCCGTACGAGGGCAGTACTGATGCCGCGGCGGGGTACGCGATCTTCCAGAGCGTCTATCCGTTGCCAGCGGATTGCCGGATTCTGGAGGACGTCCGGAGCCTGGATCCGCCCGGCGGGTTGGGGCGGTTCAGCCGGAGCCAGCTCGATGCGAGCTTCCCGAACCGGCCGGCCACGGGCAACCCGGCGATTTGGGCGCCCTACATGGACGACACGAGCGATCCGCCTCGGATGCAGGTGGAGCTGTACCCGATCCCAGACGCTGCCAAGGGTTTGCCCATTACCTACGTGGCGGACCAGGCGGCGCTCTCCGCGGGCACGACGTCGGCGACTCTGCTGCCCTGGCTGAGGCCGGCGGCGCTGGTCGCCGGCGTGTGGGCGAACATTCTGGCGCATCGGGAGGACTACGTCGGGGCGCAGTTCTCCGAGGCCCGGTTCGACAAACTGGTCGCCGGCATGGCGCTGGCAGACGCCCGGCGGAAAGGGCCGGTGCGGATCAAGATGGCGGATCGGTTTACGCGGCACTTCCGGGAGGCGGCCGCCCGAGGCAGCCGGAGGCGCTAACCGCGCGGCGGGGCGCCTTGCGGCGCAGGAGCAGAGATGGCACTCGCGAGAACGGGATTATGACGGTCGAGCAACTTCAGGGGCGGGCGATGAAGCGGTTGGACGAAGACGGGCTTAGTCCGCGGTTCTGGACGCCGGTGGAGTTCCTGGCGGCGCTCAACGAGGCGCAGCGCGTGTTCGTGCTGCTGACGTTGTGCCTGGAGACGAGCGCCATCTACCCGCTGGGTGCCGGTTTGACGTTTCACAGTATGGGCGCGAGCTATCCGGACTGGATCGTGCCGCTACGGGTGCTGGCGCACAGCACGCAGGCCCGGGTGAGGCCGGCGCGGCTCAGCGAACTGGACGCCAGGTCCTCGACGTGGCAGAGCGCCACAGGGACCCCCGAGCGGTACGCGGCGCTGGGGTTCGACTTGGTGGCGCTGTGGCCGCATCCGAGTGCGGATGGGCAGAGCCTGGACTTGGTCTACGCCCGAGCGCCAGCGACCCTGAGCCTGCCAGGGGATGTACCGGAGATTCCCGCGGAGTACCACTCGAGCCTGATCGACTACGTGATTCCGCGGTTGAGCCTCAAAGAGGGCGCGCAGCAACTCGCCAAGACGTTGCCGCGGTTTCAGCGGTTCCTGGGGGACGCCCAGAAGCTCGGGAACCACGTGCGGGCGCGGAACATTGGGCAGGGGTACGACAAGATCCCGATTGAACTGGAGCGGTTCGACGTGTCCCGGCTGTTCCGGGTGAAGGAGAATCATGCCTGACAACCTCGCAATCACGCCAGGGGTAGGCGCGCTGGCGAAGACGGATGTAGGTTCCGTCTCCGGCGCGCACATGCAGGTGGTGAAGCTGGCGGTCAGCGCCGACGGCGACGAGACGCTGGTCCCCGCGGACGCGACTTACGGCCTGGCCGTGGAAATCACCCGATCTAACCTTCCCAGCGGCGCGGCCACCGAGGCGACCGTGGCGGCGATCAAGACCGGGACGGACAAGATCCCGGCGGCGCCGGCGCAGGAGCACGTGGCGGCTGCCACGCCCCATGCCGCCCGGTTGACCGACGGGTCGGCATTCTACAAGGCCACCACGCCGAGCGATACCCAGCCGGTGAGCGCTGCGACTCTGCCGTTGCCGACTGGCGCGGCCCAAGAGCACGTCGCGTTCGCCACACCTCACGCCGTGCGTCTCAGCACTGGCGCGGCGTTCTACGACGCGCCTGTGGCGGCCCAACTCCCGCCGGCGCTGGTAAGCGGCCGGCTGGCGGTGGACGGCAGTGGAGTGACTCACCCCGTCTCGGGCACAGTGACCGCGAATCAGGGCACGGCCGCCGTGGTGGCGAACGCCTGGCCGGTGAAGCTGAGCGATGGCACCGACACGGTGGGGATCTCGACAGTCGGCGCCGCCAAGGCGCTGAAGGTGGACATAGTGCAGGCGGTCGGCAGCTCGGCGCAGACCGACAAAGCGGCGTTTGTCGAGGGCACCGGCAAATTCGAGGTGATCGGCGGGGTCTACAACGAGGCCATCTCGAGCGATCCGACCGAAGACCAGGCGGCGGCGGCGCGGATCACGGCGAAACGGGCGATCCACGTCAACCTGCGGAACGTGGCGGGGACAGAGATCGGGACGGCAGGGGCGCCGGTGCGCGTGGATCCGACCGGCAGCACGACGCAGCCGGTGAGCGGCACGGTGACCGCGAATATCGGGACGGTGGGGACGCTCTTGACCGAGGCCGGCTTCCAGGCGCGAGTGAACACCCTGGGCCAGAAGGTGATGGCGTCATCGACGCCGGTGGTGATCGCCAGCGATCAGAGCGCGGTGCCGGTGTCGGGGACTGTGACGGCGAATCAGGGCACGGCCAACGCGACGCCCTGGAACGAGAACCTGAAGCAGGTCGGCGGAGACGCTGTGGTCACCGCAGCGGCGGGTGTGCAGAAGGTCGGGGTGGTGGACGAGGCTGGGGCGGCGTTCAGCGACTCGAATCCGGCGCCGACCGAGTACGCGCCGCTCGGGCGAACCCGAGTCCGCAAGGCGTTCACCTACGGCGCTCTCGAGACGGCAACCGCCGTCTGGACGCCGGCGGGCGGCAAGCGCTGGGTAATCACGCACATGATCATCACGCCGACCGCGGCGGGCGCCCTGCTGAAGATTTTCGACAACACGGACGCCGCAGCCAACATGATCTACCAGGGGATGCCGCCGCTGAGCACGATCGTGATTCCGTTCCCGCACTTGTGCCCCTCTGGGGCGGTCAACAACATTCTGCGGTACTCGACCGGGGCCACCGCAGCGGGTGACGTCACTCTGGAGGGTTACGAGGTCTGAGCCATGCTGCTGGTGCTGCTCCTTTGCCAGGGCACGGTCAGCCCTGGCCTCGATGTCGGCCGGGTGATTGAGGACCTGATCCCATCGCTGGGAGGGTCGGCATACGCGGACCTGGTGTTCTGGGACGAGCAGGAGCTGTATCAGTTCGCGGACGAGGTGGCTCAGCGGCTGGCGAGAAATACCGGGCTCTTCGTGGTTCGGGACGCGAGCACGACGGTCGAGGCGGGCACGGCGGTGTACAACCTGCCAGCGCGGCACTTGTCCACGATCCACGCCTCGCTGGGCGGGGCGCTGCTTCGGGAGGCCACCGTCGAGGAGCTGGAGGCGCTCGATACCCCGTGGCGAACCACGGCACGGACGCCGGAGCGAATCACACGCGGCGAACTGGGACTGACTCAACTGCGCCTGTATCCGAAACCCGTAGCCGGGGGCACGTTGGCATTGATCTTTCATCGGTACCCAGCGACGATCACGCCGGAGAACCGCTGGCTGAGCGCGCCCTTGGTGCTGGCCGACTACTTCACTTTCGGGATTCTGGCGGAAGCGCGTCGGAAAGAATCGGAAGCAGCGATGCCCGAAGTCGCTGCGCACTTGGATGAGCGCTTGGCGCTGATGGAGGAAGTCATCCGCTCTTACTGGGGGAGTGCTCAGTGAGCTATAAAGGCGAACCGCAACGCATCCTGAGCGGGAGCTGGAACCTGCTGCCGCCGGGCGACTTGGTGCAACCGCCGGACGCGCTGTGGATCGAGAATTGGCGCGTCGATCAGGCCGGGGCGCTGCGATCGCGCCAGGGATGCTACCAGGTCGTCGAGATCCCGGAAGGTGGGGCTGTCCGGACCCTGTTCAGGCGGGACGAGCAGCGTTACTACGGCTCCGGCGGGGACCTCTACCGGCAGACCGGCGCCGGCGCGACGCCTGTCTTGCTGGCTTCTGGGTACGACGGGCAGCCGATCGGCGTCGCCTCGTTCCAGGGTTACGCCTGGTTCATGCACCGGAACAAGCAGAAGAAGGATGACGGCAACACCTGCTCGGAGTGGTTGGCGGCGGCGCCCACGACGGCGCCGGCGGTGAGCGCCGGAGCGCAGCAGACGGTCGTCATCACGGGTTTCAACCAGAGCGAGGAGGGCGGATACTGGACTGTCTTCAACCCCAGCCGGGTACCGTATGACCCGTCCTGGGACACGGACAACAAGGTCGAGGGGGAGAGTTCGCTCTGGATCGGGATTAACCCGGCGGGCACCTGGCAGGCCGAGCGACTACTCAGCAAGGACCTGGGGATCGACGGGGAGCATCGCGCCGACGACAAGTGCCGGATCTGGATCAACTGCTCGGACCCGAGCAAAATCGCTCAGATCGACCTGGTGATCGACTGCGGCGATGCCAGCTTCGACCGGGACTACTACCGGGTGACCATCACGCCGGCGCACTTGAGCGAACAGCGCTGGGGCTGGACCTGTGTCGAGATTCGCCGAGCTTTCGACGCTCAAGCCGCCCTCGCCGGCAATTCGGAGTACACGGCGCTCCAACAGGAGTTGGCCGACCTGGAGAAGCGCGCCCAGCAGGTCTACGACGAATACGGCGCCGGCTGGGAGCAGCAGCGCATGGACGCCATTCGAGAGCGTCTGCGGGTGCTGGGCGAGGAGGTCCAGGGGACCCTGGCCTTCAGCCGGGTGGGGAGCACTGCCGGCAAGGACTGGTCCACCGTGGCGGCGATTCGGATCCAGGTGATCGCCACGGACATGTGCGACGTCAACTTCGACCAGTGGCAATTCTACGGCGGGCTGAACGCGCCCATCGAAGGCGATGTCTACTACGCGGTCAGCTTCGACACTGCCGAGGGGCACGAAACGAACGCCGGGCCACCGAGTGAGACCATCCACGTGGATAAACAGGCGGTCACTCTGAACGGGATCCCGGTCAGTCCCGATCCTCAGGTGACCAAGCGGCAGATCTACCGCGGCGGCGGCACGCTGGGCGAGGCCTATCGCGTGGGGACACTGAACGACAACGTCACGACGACTTACGTGGACCGGCTGCCGGACGCGGACGCGATCAACGCCAAAATGCTCGAAACGGACCGGGATCCGCCGCCGCCGGCGATGGGGATGGCGGGGCCGTACTTCGGCAAGCTACTGGCGTACGGGTCGGACGTGCATCCGAATTGGTTGTGGTGGACGAAGGTGAATCAGCCGAGCTGCTGGCCAGGATCGAGTACCGAGGAGGGCAGCCACGAACCGATCGGCGACGATGGCGAGCGGCTCCTGCGCGTCACCACTCACAAGCGGCTGGCCATTCTCTACAAGGCAGGCACGATCTGGCGATTGCTGGGGGATCCGGACGATGAGGGCGCCACGATCGAGCAGACCAATGCCAACATAGGCATCCTGGGGCCGGGAGCGGTCGCGGACGCCGGCTCGCTCGACTACTTCGCCGGGCCGCAGGGAGTCTATAGCTTCGACTTCGACAAAGAGCGCAAGGTCTCCGACAAACTGGATCCGATCTTCAAGGGGGCGCACACACGCCTGGCGGATGAGATCGTGATTCCCCCGATCAGTTCGCAACGGGAGTATCGTGCACGCGTTGTGTTGGCCTACGCGAACGACTTGTTGTATTTGTCTTATCCCGAAGAGGGCCACCAGTGGCCCACGATTACGGTGGTCTACAACCCGAAGAGCGAACAGTGGGTGTCCATGCGAACGGCGGCGGCGCTTGATCGCGGGTTCACCGCACTCTACTCGGAGGGCGAAAGTGGCGAACTGGTCGCGGGCAGCGCGAGCGGCAGGGCATATGCCTTCGGGTCTGGAACCACCGATGCCGGCCAACCCCTCTCTTTGCGGTACCTGAGCGGGTATCACAACCAGGGATTGCCGGACAACGAGAAGCTGTACGAGGACCTGGTGATCGAGCACAACACCGGCGGCTCGAGCATCACGGTGAAACTCCTGTTCGCGGATGGGACGGAGGAGCTGGCACTCGGGAGTATCAACTCACTGATCCGGACACCGTCGATCTTCCAACTCAACGAGGGCAAGGGGCGCCGGGCGTATAACGCGGCGGTGTTCCTCGATGGCGAGGTCACGACCGAGGTCGTCATCTACGGGATTTTCCTGCACGCGGAGGCGGAGCCACGCCTGGCGCGGAGTTGGGATTCGGGAGTGTTCGACTGCGGCACGGATCAGGTCAAGGAGATCGACGGTCTCGAGTTCGACATCGACGCGGGGGCGCCGGTGACCTGGTCACTCTATGGCGACGTGCCGGGGGGGAACCTTTCCCAGCGCAAGACGGATAACTTGGCCGCGACCGGCGGCCGGAAGACCGTGTTGGTGAGTTTCGCGCTGGTCGAGGCCAGGCGGGGGCGGATCTACCTGTCGAGTCCGTTTGGCTCCTTCCGGCTGTACGCGGCGCGGGTGCGAGTGCGGCCGGTTGGCGAGTACTTCGACGGGAGCGCCGGGGAGATTTGGGAAAGCGCAGAGGTTGGGTACGGCATTTGACGAAAGGAAGGAAGGAACATGCCAGCAGGGCGGATGAACCAGTTTAAGGACCTGACCTTGCACTACGACGCCCCGGCGGGCTTCACGTTCAAGATCTACGCCAACGCCGGCGCCGCCGGAGCGACACTGGCGCGGACGCTGACTTTCCCGGCTTCGACCGGGCAGCGGCCGCACACATTGCCACTGGACAATCCCAGTGTCCTAGAGGCGGTGCTGTTGAAGTACCGCGCGGAGAGCACGGGAATCGTCCGGCTGTTTGGCGGCGTGATCCGATGGCGACCCATCGGGGTGTACTTCGACGGGGCGAATGGCGAGGTCTGGGAGACCCAGGAGCTCGGCTTCGGGATTTAGATGGCGTTCGAGCGGCTCAAGGAGTACCGCAAGATCAGGGTGGACCTGGACACCAGCGGCCAGATGACGCTCTACGTCTCGACCGACCTGCCGGGCGAGGACATGCGGCTGCGGCACTCCGAGGCGATCAACACCGAGCTGACAACGACAGGCCGCCGGGTCGTCGAGGTGCGCTTGCCGGGGAACGTGAAGGGCCGGCTGATGAAGCTGCGCATGGAGGGCGGCGCGCAGGTGCGCCTGTTTGGGGCCCGGGTCCTGGGGCGGGTGCTGGGCGGGACGGAAGGCTGGAACTGGTACGTGGTTCCCATCGAGGCGACGCCGGAACTTTTCGCCACGGCACGGCTGCCCATCGACCCGACTCCGGACGGGTTCGCCACAGCGCAACTGCCGATCGAACCGACCCCGGATGGGTTCGCGGAGGCGCGGTTGCCGATCGAGCCGACTCCGGAGGGATGGGCGACCGCGGGATTGCCGATCCGGACCACGCCGGACCTGCGGACGTGGGTGGACCTGCCGGTGCCCGTAGTGGAGTGAGGTAGGCGGTGAAACACTGTTTCGAGCTCCCGCCCACAGCGGAGGCGACGGCGCCGGGGTTCACGGCGCGGCTGAACGACATCTTCCGGCGGATCCAGGAAGCTGTCGAGCGGCTGGGGGGTGGCAAAGCTACCGGCGACCTGGACATGGGCGGGCACCGGGTCGTCAACCTGGGCAACCCGAGGTTGAGTGGCGACGCGGTTCCGCTGGCCTATCTCGAGGGGCGCTTGGTCGGGGTGAAGGCGGCGCCGGCGGTGATGCAGGCCGCGATCGCGCCGACAGTGACCCAGACCGCCCTGCTGGCAGTGCCGGGTGTCCTGGCGATTCAGTCAGACGCCGCGCCGGTGGTGACCCTGGCCACGGAGAGCGTGGTTAAATCAGTCGAGGCGCTCCTGAAGCGCGCGCCGACCGGCGCGGACCTGACCTGCAAGGTGCTCGTGGACGGCGCGGATTGGGCAACCGTTACGGTCAAGGACGGCGAAACCACGGGGACGGTGGCCAACCCGGCCGGGTTGGCGCCGATCGGTGCCGGGAAGGCGGTGCGGCTCGATCTGACGGAGGTGGGGACCACGTTTCCGGGGGCGGATCTGTCGCTCCTGATCCGGTTCAGCGGTTGAACGATGGGGGAGAAGGTCTACAAGTTCCAGCCAGACCGGACGTTGTTCGTCGGAGGACTGGGCGGGCCAGGGGCGGTGGGCACGATCTTCGAGGCCTCGCCGAGCGGGTTCAAAGCCGCGGGCAATTTCCGGGACAACGCGGACTACTGCTTCATTTGCCTGCACGACGTGGACGATGGGCTCGGGCATCCCCGGTACCTCTACTACCTGCCGGACTACAGCCTCGAGGGCCTGGTCCTGGAGTACGACGTCCGGCTCCAGAATTGCCAGCCGATCGACTCACCGCTCTACGAGTGGCTCTACTGGAACAGCCTGGTGGTGGACGCCCAGGACGGCAGCCGGAGGACGGTTCCCCTATTCAAGAACGCGCGGGCGGTGAGTGGGGCGTTCACGCCAGCGACGGCGACGGTGATGATCAGCTCGACCGGCGCCGTCAAGTGGAAGAAACTGATCCTGTGGTATCAGAACTTGCCGATCATCTTCACCGCGACGCAGGGCGGAGAGACGGCGGCGCAGATCGCCACAGCCCTGGCGGACCAGGTCAACGCGGTGGACTGGCGCCTGATGGGTTGCCCGTTCGGGTTGCTGGCGCATGCCAGCGGAGGCCAGATCACGCTGACCGCGGCCAGGTACGGCACGGTGATTGTGACTGGGCGCGACGTCGCACTCTCCGATGCAAACTGGTTCACCGGCTTGGCGGCGGGTGATCAGATCCGCCTGGGTGGGACGCTGGGCCAGGTGGTGGACGTCATCGACCACAGCCACCTCACGGTGGATTTCGAGGCGGGCGACGGGAGGCACCTCTACGTGGCGCCGCGCGGCGGCGATGACGGCAACCTGCTCACAGTTTACACGACGTCCACCGATGCGAGCATGTCGGCCACGCCGGTGGCGGAGTTCGCCGGCGGGAACTCGGATGTCACCTGGCACGTCAAGATAGACTTCGACGCGGAGGGGATCCTCGAGGCCCGGCAAGTGTTCTTGAGCCTCTGCGCCAAGAGGCCGAACCGGACGGCCTATCAGCAACAGGAATGGAGTGCGCAGTTCTCGAACTGGCAGGTGACCGACCGGCTCGGGAAACGCGAGTTGAAGTGCCCGGGCCCCGGATCGGTTTGGATCGAGGACTTCGACCGCTGGTGTACCTACACCGGCTTCTGGCAGCAGGACTATCCCGACTTCGGCGGGATGAGCCAAGGCAGCGCGCGGTGGACGGGGATCGCCGGCGCCGCTGTGACGATCGAGACGCACTGCCAGCACCAACACGACATCTACGTAGGCACCTGGGTAGGGGCGACTGGGGGCATCCTGGAGGCCACTTTGGACGGCGCGGCCCCGGTCCAGGTGGATCTGTACCAAGCCTGGCCGTGGACGGCGAATGTCTCCCGGCTGCTGTGGAAGGATGTGCCGGCGGGGCAGCACACCGTGAGGATAGCAAACACGGGGCAACGGAATCCGGCCTCCGGGGGTTACGCCCTCTACTTCGACTACTTGCATTGCGTGGCGCCGGCGGAGTTCCCCACCGAGCAGATCCAGCCGGGGAACTTGACGTACGCCGCCACGGACTACGACACCCCACACACGGTGAGCATCACGCCGCAGCGGTTCCTGTGGATGACGGAGCGGCTGGGGTTCAAAGGGGACCTCGATCACTACCTCGGGATCAACTACTGGCACCAGCGGAAGCGCGTGGGCGGCTGCTTCCCGACCTGGCGCTGCCGACTGAGCCCGATCGGCGCATGGACGCCAGGTGAGATCATCACCATGGAATTCGGCGGGGGGGCCACCCCGGTCATAATCTCGCGCACGATCCAGCAGGGGGACACGACCGCGGTGGTAAATGCGCAGTTTGTCTACACGATCAACGCGAGCCTGACGGCGGTGTGGGCGGAGTATGTCGGTGGGTGGATCGTGGTCCGACCCCTCAGCCCGGGCTGGAACTTCGAAGCCACGGTCGAGGTCACCGGGACCCACATTCTGGCCGAGACGGAGGGCAGCCTCAAGTTCATCAACACGCCGATGCAGATCGAGCTGGCCGAGTGCGACCCCGGCCGGCCGGATCCGTCGAGGCCGGGGATTATCCGTGTGACCACAACCGGCCCACATCCGTACCACGACGACGACGTCGTGACCATCAGCGGGAATGCCCTGATCGCCACGGGTCAGCAGGCGAATGCCGACAACCTCTGGGTGCTGACCGGGTGTGCGGAGACGACGTTCAACTTGGTGGGATCCGTGGCGCCGGCGTACGCCTACGAAGCCGGCGGGCAAGTCGAGCTGCACATCGACGGCAAATGGGAGATCGACGACACGGTCCAACCGGTGCTGAATGCGGCGACGCGGGCGTGGCACGCGGATCTCTTCAAGGAGTTGCTGGCACTGGGGAGAACCTGCTGCCCGTCGTTCTCGATGGAGTTCACGAACTCGCCGGACAATCCGGAAGCGGGCCGGGTGTGGATCAGCCGGTACTACGATGGGCGGCGAGTGAAGACCGGATGGTCAAGTCACCACTGCTGCTTCACGGATGCGGTCCGAATCTATCAAGGCAAGGCCATGCAGGAGATGGCGGCGCTGATGGTGGACGCCGGGCTCGAGCCGTGGATCCAGTTCGGCGAGCACCTGTGGTGGCCGCAGGGGAACTACGCCGAGACGGCGTACGAGCGGGGGGACGGGAAGTACTTCTCACCGGCGGGCGGAATGGCGTTCTACGACGAGGAGACTCGGGCGAAGGCGCTGATCGCGCTGGGCCGCGAACTGGCCCGGTTCAAGTACCCGACCGACGATCCGGCGGCTCACCAGGAGGACGCGGACTTCTTGCGGGCGATCCTGGACAACCACGCCAAGCAGATCATCGCCTACGTGCGCGGCGTCGCCAAGACCGCGGGGTCGAAGTTCGAGGTGCTGTGGCAGTTGGACACCCATCAGGACCCGGCGGTGATTCCGGGGAGCCATGGCGGGCCGTTGAACATGCACATCAACTGCCCGGAGTCGTTCAAGGCCAAGACGCCGGGCGGGCTCTTCGACCGATTCAAGATGGAGGCGCTGAATTACGGCGCGTACGCGCACGACCTAGAGGCGGTCCGCCGGGCCATCCGCTGGGCCTACACCGAGCCGGGGTGGTCCTGGGACCGGGCGGACGTGGCTTACCTGATCCCGAACTGGAATGCCGGCTGCCCGTACTGGAAGGAGCTCCTGCTGGCCATCGACGAGGGGCTTCCCCTGATCGGGTTCTGGGCGTTTGATCATTTCTGCAACTCCACCTGGCCGTTGCCGATGCCGGAAAGGGCGCCGGGCCAGGCGTTGTTGTTCTAAAGGGGCAGTCGGCTGGTGCCGACATGCCGGAATGGAGGCGCAGTTTGGACGGTCCGAGCGTAACGGTAGCCTCGCCGTTCCCGGACTCCGCGTGGCCGCGTGTCTGGACCTGGATCCAGTCCTTCCGTGCCAGGGTTTGTGACGATTTCGCGCCCAAGACACTGGAAGAGTTCGTGGAGCAGGCCCTGGAACGGGCCAAGCGCGAACGGACCTGGGGCGTCTACCGCGACCGGGAGCTGGGCGGCCTGATCAGTTTCCAGCTCATCAATCCGGTGGCGGGGCAGTCCCACATCCTGTTCAAACGGTCGTTCTGGGGACCGGCGACGACAATTCCAGCGATCCGGCTGGTCTACGGGGAGCTGTTCGGCTCCGGAGTCAGGAAGATCAGTTCGGCCGTGTTCCGGGACAATTACGCGATCCTGGACCTGGCGCGGAAGTTGGGGGCACGAGAAGAAGGCGTCCTGCGGAAGCAAACCCTGCGTGGCGGCGAAGCCGTGGACATGATTGCGCTGGGATTGCTGAAGGAGGACTTCGATGCCCTGGTTCGCCTACCCGATCATGGCGGGGGCCTCAGTGGTGAGCGGCGCGCTGGCGGGCCGCAGCAAGAAACAGACCACCACCCAGAAGACCGAATACACCCCGGAGCAGCTCGCCATCCAGAAAATCCTCGGGCCGCTGGTTCAGAGCCGCCTCGAGAACCCCAGCGCCGATCTAGCGCCCGCTAGAACTTCCGCGACCCGCAATATCAACAAGACGTACGGTTCCATCAACGACCGGATGGAGCAGGCGCTCACGCAGCGCGGGTTCGGGCGTGGCGGGAAACTGGCCTTGAACACGCGGACGATCGAGATGGGCCGCGCCGGGGACCTTTCGGACCTCGAAGCGAAACTGGCGATGTATCAGCAGGACTACGAACAGCAAGGCTTCCAGAACGCCATGGGGTTCGCCTTCGGGTCGCCGAGCGGCGCGACGAGCACAACGACTGGGCCGAGCACGGCGGCGGCCTCGGGAATCGGAGGCGGGGTCGAGACGGCGACGCTCCTATACGCGCTGAGCAAGATGCTGGGGAAGGGGTGACGAATGGACGGGATCAATCCGGTGGCGAGCGGGCTGAGTCAGGCGGTGGCTTTGGCGCAGGCGCTCCGCGGGATGAGCATGCAGCAAGAAGCGCTCGAACGCGCCATCCGGCGAGAAAAACGCGAAAACGAGTTGCAGGAACTTCAGGCGAACCTCGGGTTGCTCCAGGGCGGCGCCAGGCCGGTGACCGAGGGAAGGCACCAGGCGGAACT